CCCTTGTAATTCTTTTTGCAAGGTATGGTATATCATATAGTTGACAGTTCCACCCTGTCACAACCTCTGGTGGTGTATGTGACCAGTAATTTATGAAGTGTGTGAGCATATCATACTCATCATTACACTCCACATACTTGACCATCTTGTCTTGTGTCCTGTAAGGACCTACACCAAAAGTCAATATACGTTTAGTGTTGTAATCTTGTAGAGATATGAGTAGCATCTCTTCATCACATTTTTCTACCGTAGGAAATCCACCTTCAGACTTGACCTCAATGTCAATAGTCACAAGATTCATTTTCTTGAGGTCAAATTTTATTTCATCCTCAGGATATCTGTCAGAGATATATTGATATATGTACCTGTTGTTGCCATATATCTCAAAGTTTTCTACATTATCATGACTTCTAATAAACTCTCTGGTCTCTCGTACTGTGCCAGGTTGTATACTCTGCACATACTTGCCATCTAAAGTCTTATATTTTGTTTTTTTCTTGGCAGGGACAAACATCGTGGGTTGGAAAGACTCCCTTGATGTAAAACTTTTGCCACCTTCATATCCACGGACGAGAAAATCATTCCCGACCATCTGAACATTTGTATAATATCTCATGCAGACAGTGTAGCAGAGACTGACTCTCCTTTCAACTCCCTCTCACGTTCACGGAATAGTCTGACAAAATTATCAAACATATACTGTATCTCTTCACGACTCATATATGGTTTAGGCATGTTCAAATATGTACCCTGATCATCACTTCTCATCTCAACAATCAAATCATCTTCAATAAATCCTCCTTGAACACACATGTCTCTCATAGGTGTGCCATGATAGGGTGTGTAAATGAAAGCATTAGTGTCAGTGCACCCCAGTTTTGCTGCTAACTCAACAGACTGCATACAATTCTCCAGAGTTTCATATGGGTATCCTATGATAAAATTACAGGTAGTAGAAAGACCTGCTTCTCTAGCAATCGCAAATGCATCTATCGCTCTTTGGTTATCATATATCCTACCTATGATATCTCTACGAAACTTTGGATCACCATGTTCTACACCCATGTTCATTTTTATACATCCCAATTCTTTCAACGTCCTTGCTTGATAAGGTGTCAACAATTCTGGTCTTGTCTGAGTAAAGAATGGTAGTTTATATTTGGAATACATCTCTGCCCACTCATCAAAACCTTTTTTTGACATGGTAAGAAATGTATCAGTGACAATCCATAAAACCTCTATCTGATGTTTTTCTATAAGATCTATGATTTCCATCTCTTGATGTTCCACAGTTCTTTTTCTAAAGAATAAACTATCTGTCTCACCCTTGTAGAGTGCTGCATTGGATGGTGAATTACAGAACTTACATTTGAATGGACATCCACGTTGTGTTTCTACCGTAGCAATTTTTATTATTTTACCAGCAAAGGGTCTATACAATGATCTCTCATCAAATATCTGATGATCAGTTGGTGGTAGGGTATTAACATTCATTGCAGGTCTCATCGGATTAGGATGTACGTTCATCAGATGATGACCATCTTTACCCTCACTAATAAGATCCATCAACTCTACCATCACCTCATCACCCTCACCTCTCAGAATATAATCACACTTACCTTCAAATGCTTGTGGATAATATGTACAAAAAACACCACCTGCTACACTGATAAATTTTCTATCAGTTACTTGATCCATGAATTTTCTCCACAGATAATAAGTGTCTTCTACAACTGATGATATAATAACGTCTGGTTTAAAATCTATTACTTTTTGTCTCCATGCAGTATACATGTCAGTATCTTCAAGCATGAACATATTAGGATCTAAATCAGTTCTCTCCCACTTATACTCAGGAAACATCTGTCTTTTAGATCTCTCTATATCTCTGTCTGGTCTAGCAAAATCCTCATTTGTATCAACTGGATACCATGTGGCATCAAATAAATCTATATTATGATAACCTGCTCTTTTCAAACATGCTGTGATAATAGCGACACCACCTGGTGGTGTCACTCTCATATGTTGGTTAGGGTATAACCATAGTATTCTAAGATTTTTCTGTGACATTCTTTGCGGTGAGTGCCTGATAATTATCTAGGTGATGTTTATCTGGTTCTAGTATAGTCAAAAAACTATCCGATGACATCATTACCTCACGCTGACAAGAGAAGGATGGCCATGATTCCAAGTATTCACCCTTCAACTCAAATGGTTCTATGAGTTTACAGTCGGGTTCACCAGGTACTGTCGCTGCAACTTCTTCCACTCTAGCAACAAGGACTAGATCTTTTTTGAATATTATAAGTTTGATCATAAAGAAAGACTTCTTGATTTTAAGTTTACCACAACTGTACGTACTTTGTCAATATAACCCTGATTTCTTAGTTCTTTGAATACCATATTCTCAAAACCATATTCACCATATTTTTGAAGTGAGACTGACCTACCATCTCTGAGTTTCTTTACCAATTCTTTCAACCCATCTGCATTTTCATTCTTGATGAGTGCATCTATTTTAGATTTGAAGTTGTTTACTTTCTTTTCTATATCTTTTTCATCCACATCACCTTCGATACGTGTTGGTTCTTGTATCCATGATTTTTTCAATAGACTATACACACCTTGACTCTTCTTACGAGTGACCTTAGGTCTTTCGATGTATGGTTCTGCCTTGACACCATAGATCGTGACGTTGTGTGTCAATTCCCATAGTGTTTTCTTGTCCATATAGTATTGGTCAAGTAAATCAGGATTACAATCAGGTATAAACTTAGGATCGACAACTATGTGCACATCTAAGTCAGAGTACTGTGTATAATTATACCCTGCATTACCACCTAATAGTAATACATCAACTAATGCCCTCTCATCCAAATCAACATAAGCAGCGAATGCCTCTGCAAAGTTCATCAATGCCTCACGTACCTCAGGCTTGAGAGAATCCCCGATCCAGAATGCTGGATTGAGGATTTCTGTGAACCTCAGAGTCAGTGACTCTCTAAGGTCTTTAGGTTTTATGTGTCTAAGAACTCTTGAATACATGTATGTATTTAGAGCCAATCTTTTCGCTGTTGTTGTTCTGGTATAATCTTCTCAATGTCTATGAGAAGTAATCCGTCTTTGAAATCTACTTCCTTGACAACAAGTTCTTCTGGTAGTGACCACGCACGAGTGAATGCTCGTTGTGCTAGTCCTCTGTGCATGTACTCATGCTCTACTCCATCTGCCTTCTTGCCTTCTATCACAAGTTGTCCTTCTTGTGTATAGACTTTTAGATCTTCTTTCTTGAATCCTGCTGCTGCTACCTCGACCCTATACTCATGATTCGATAACTTTATCGTATTATAAGGTGGGTAATTCTGTATTGGTGTGTCGAATCTTGAATGCCATTCATCAAAACCAATCATGTTACGTCTTATCTTCTGAAGATAATCGTAAGTATCTCCTACAGACAGTGTAACACTGCCATCTGTTCCAAACATGGTGACCTCCTTGAGCGTCTAATTGTAATGTCCCCGAAGGCGACACTACTAATTATAAAACATGATACTCTTTACACTATGAGGTTTACCGTAACTCCTTCAGTATATTCTTTCGTTGCTGGTGGCGTGGTGGGTTTAGATCCATCTCATTCTGCAGATAACTATACAATAGTTTGAGATATGACATAACCTCTTCTAGGTTATCGTATGTTGAGTTGTCTATTTTAGCAAAGTATTTCTCTTCCACTCTCTCTACTTTTGCATTGAATACACTCATGAGAAGTTTTCTAAGTCTAATATAATCAAGATTACTACATGATAACTTAGCATTAAGTTGATTCTTACCTCTATATGATCGTATCAAGGGTGCGAATATACCATAACTCTCATCCCATTTCTTTTGTCTATCTTCAAATTTAATATATCCATATGAATCCAAGTCTATGACATATATCCTGTCATCCTTTACAATAAAATTACGTGGTGCATAGTCAGTCCATGACCAGTCACCATCTCTAGCAACAAGTTCATCGTACACAACATTATAGTGATGTATTGATTGCATATAATCACCTTTCACATAGTCCATCTCAACTCGTAAGATGTGATCATTTACCTCTACTGTAAAATCAGGAACAACCACATTATAAAATTTTTCCGACTGCAATTTTTTTAGATTATTTACAACCTTTTCTAACTTGGCAACATTAGAAAATACCATCTCTTTATTGATGGTGAATGATCCGTACTCCCAACAATCATACCTATTGTGAGGATCTTTATTGTATCTTATATTCACTCAACAGTTTTCTTTTTACCAATATTATACTTTGTTTCTAATATCCAATTACCTTTTTCTTTATATGATATAACTTTGATTTGATTTAGTGGTGCTATATCAAGTGGTTCATCTACCAGAGTAGTCACCAATCCCCAGTCACTGAGTAATTGTATTATTCTATTTCTTCTTTGCACATCATTCACACTAAGGTTTGCTCTCTTACCATCAAGAGCGAACAATTCTTTGAAGTGAACAATATAATACTTACCCTGCTTGTGCAGTATGTGACAAGATTGATATAACTTCTGTTCTTTTCTGGATGCTACTCCAATTCTTGTAAGAGTTTCTCTGACTTTCAGAAAGTCATCTGGTTCAGATAATAATATCTCAACCATTTTATCAGGTGACCACTGAT